TCAAAAACAGATATAACGACCCCGGTCTCCATCGTCGATTTGTCGTTGGAGTCGACAGATCAAGAATGAAGTTGTATGATGTGGAACAGAATGCACAACAAAATATTGGACCTGATATTGCTGATAAGCCAGTCATGGACAATACAGAGTTTGGTGAAGGTCTCAAACGTGAAAGATTTGATAAGACGGTGTTTGACTCATGGAAATGAAACGAATCAAATTTAAACATTGGCAAGATAAGAATAGGGAACTCGTTGAGGTAGGTCATCTGCCTCCTTCTCTTAATAATCCGCAATCAGAAAAATATGTATTACAAACACCACACGGTGATTTTGTTGACATTCGTAAAAATACAGTTTTGGAGATAGAAGATGTCGAGCAATGACTTCGAAGTTATGCCAATTGGAACTAAACGGCAGATAGAGAAAGCAAAAGAACTTGTATTGACAATTGATGTTGTTTTAACACAAGATGGAGTGGTACCAGTTCAGATACTTAATTCGTATAAAGAACTCAAACAGGAATTAATTAAATATGCCAATTGAGTATAAATTTAATGAAGAGGAATTAGTTAACGAGTTAGCTGACTACATTGACTCTACATATGATCAACACTATGCAAAAGGCAAGTTCCAAGCCACGGAGTTTATCATTGATGGTGGTCATGGCGAAGGATTTTGTCTTGGTAACATCCTCAAATACACTCAGCGATACGGCCAAAAAGATGGTAAGAATCGTAAGGATCTGATGAAGGTATTACATTATGCTCTCATGGCGCTTTATGTTCATGATCTGGAGAATCCGGAGCCTCAAGATTGGCGTTATAGTACACAATGATCTAAAAATGTAATTATTAACATAAAATAGTCTAAGAAAATCTCTTTACAAATCATAGACTTGCATTACGTCAGAAACTCCAATCAAATCAATAACTTAGGGATGTACATATCCGGTCCCTGAGGTATAATGGTTCCTGTAAATTAATAAAGGACATTGATATGGCAAAGCAACTTTACATTTCTGAGTTTCACGCTGACGTCTACAGTGGTGGCAACACCATTCCTTGGGACGTTGCTGCTAAGTACTTTCGTAACGCTAGCTTTGGCAAGTTCTACGCTGACGGTGAGGGTCTGCTCGAAAACCTGATCGGTTTCGAAAAGTTCTACGACAAGCAGCTCGCAGGAATTGGTCGCGACGACGAGTGGACTGATTCTGGCTATGAGTGTGAAGACGACTTCTACTCAGATTGGTGCTGGGAGATTTGTGCCTTCAACGTTCTTTGCGAAGGCTTCGGTAAACTGTTTGCACCAAAAGCTGCATAAATAAAACGGAGGTATTCATATGAAATACTTAGTTGCAATTTTAGCTCTGTCATCTATGATCGGTTGTGCGAGTCAACCTTCTACTTACGAAGATCGATCCACACCTGAGCAGCGTGACATCAAAGCCACCGGTCAAGCAGCAACAGAAGCGGCTCGATCTAATTCCAGCAAAAACGCTGACGTGGAAATTAGAGGTACTCAAGTTAGTCATAATGCGCATGTAGATTCTCATCCTAATGACGAATATACTTTTATAGTATATAGACCAGACGGGTCTCGAGATCATCGTGCTGAATTACGATTGAGACAACAAGCTATGAATAATCGTTTTAGTGAAGGCATTGGTACTTACACTAAAAATACAGCATCACGCGAGTGGGATCGTCGGATGAGACGTAAGATTAGCGCCGAAATTGATCGTGTAATGGACAAAATTTTCTGATGAATGTAGAAATAAAAAAATTGGCAAAAATAGCCATAGTAATGCCAGTTGTACTTGTATGGGATGTTTTCTTTTGGGTTCTGTCAAAGATCTACAAAGGTGCATCATACATAGATACAGTGGGTGGAGATAAACTTGATAAATTTATGGAGAAATCATGACGCAAACAGCAAAACTTCCTCTTGATACTATGAACAAAGTTCTTGGTGTTTTAGGCAATATGCCTTACAGTCAAGTAGCCGAGCTCATTGCTGAAGTTCGATCAGTTGTTGAGATCGAACAACCTGATGAGTCAGAAGTAGTCGAAGAAACGACTGAATAATGGATCTCATACTCGGAATCATAGGAATTGGCTATATAGCATTTAAAATGTTAGTATTTTTGATGCTAATTGGACTTTTTCTATGGTTCCTTGTGGAGATTGGTGCAACCTTATTTAAATTTTTGTTTTATGGAATATTGACCGTGCTATCTTTTATTGGTATGACATGGTTATTCGTTTTATAGCTTATTGTTTATTATTATCTTCATGTGCACTCCGGCCGCCTGACGATTGGAGTGTTTCTATTGAAGACATGGAAGGAATTGGAAATCCAGATATCGAAGAGTGTCAAATCACTTTTGGTGGTGAAGTACCAATGGTGCCGTGTACTATTGAATTGAATTTTGAATGGAATTTATGAAAATTGCTCTCTTATCAATTTATTTTTTCTATCTAATAGCAATCAATCTTGCTTTGACATTTATTGCATATAGGATATATTATGAAGATTTACGATGATATTTTTGATGAGCAAGAATTAAATTATATTAGAGAAGATTTTCATAAAAATTTAATAAATCCGTGGGAAATTAACAAATACCATTGGCAAGATATTTTGACAATTGGCACCGATGGTTTTGTGCTAATGCGTCATGTTCCAGGTAACGTAAAAAATATTGTTCTCGATGCTATCAAAAAACATGTACATTTTGATAAAGAGCCAGGTATAATGTACTATATGTGGTTGACAGGATCTGGTATCAATTGGCATCATGATGATCATACAAAACAAGCTTGTACGATTTATCTCGAAGACTGGCCGCTCGAAAGCGGTGGTCAATTGATATACAAAGAAGGACGAGCTAATAAGCTTATTCCTGTCAAAGCAAATAGAATGGTTGTTAATGATAACCATACCGAACATATGGTGTCTTTAGTCAAAAAGAATAAAGATAAAATTCGATTTACTATGCAGATATTTGATGTGCCATGAACAGATTTGTTATTGAAGAAACACCGCAACAATGTGCTCAGTCACATTGCGACAAACACGTACCGAAGATGTATGTCGAAGAGGCACAGATGTTATCAACTGTGCATCGTCTCCTTGATGGTACTGAGGAGCGTCGACCTTCAAAGTCAGGCAAGACTATGCAACGATACTGGAAATTGCCTGATGAGCGCGAGGACGTCCTTTATTCTGCCGTACATGTAAAACATCCGTGTACCGTATGGGCTATGGAGACGGCAGGTAATTATAAGTGGGCATATCAAATGTTCCTCTATCTCGGCATTGAGTACAACTACCGATATAATAAGTATCACAAGACAGACGAGCTTGATGGTTGGTTATGCTATCCTCCAAACAATATAAATCCATCAGAAGAAGTCACTCAGATGCCACTCGCAATGGGTGCCAATCCCGAATGTATGAATCCCGACGACGTGATGGGTTCATATCGTGCATTCTACCAAACCAAGCAAGAACGATTTAAAATGGTGTGGACTAAACGCGAAGTTCCAAGTTGGTTTTTGTATAAATAAGAGAAATTAACAAATCTTTTTTTAGGAGAATTAAAATGGATCGTACAACTGGTGATAAGCTGAAGGCTTTGAACGAAACTATTAAAGACGTAGTACTAGGCGAAGAGAGTCTGGGAACTCTTGCTGCTCGTTCTGCATTTGGTGGTCGAGTAAGTGGTGTAACTCGCAAAAAGATCGAAGCGAAGCACGGTAAGTCAGTAGCTGACGCTGTACAAAAGCATTCTGAGCGTGCCTCTGAGCATGATAATGGCCAAGTATCACATGGCAAATCTTTCCATCATGAATTTGTCAAAAAGCATCTCGGCGGAAAAGGAAGCCAAGATCATAAAGATTACAAAGCTTATATGAGCAAGGCTCATAATGGCGAAGATAATCAAGGTCATTTCCACCACGAATAAAAAAAATTAATTTTTAAAGGGGGACTTCGGTCCCTTTTTTTATGTACACCACTTTATAAATAAGGTATAATAATCATAGGTGGCGGCATGAGCAAGCAACTAAAAGACAGAGCAATCAAAGCTATTCAATCAATACCTGATGCTGATACAAGAACCATCAATAATGTATTGGCAACAATATATGAGCCAATCATTAGAACAAATGTAGAAAAATGGTGCAAACTTAAAGGATTTCCACCTAAGGGTATCATTTATCTAACTAACAAAATAGTTTTTTCTAACTTGTCTATTGATGAAAAATTAGAAATGGTCGATATGCTCGGTAAAGATCAAAAGTTTTTAGACTTTGGTAAGATGTATAATGCATCAATGAATAAAACTGTTTCAGTAGATCGTTATTTTAAACATAGTAAATTTGGAAAGTTTATTATGGATGAATGTAAAAACGATAATGATGCTCAAGTTTTAGGAGCGTCAGCAAATATTGGTAAAGGTGAAATCGCTTTTATTGTAGCTGGTGGATTGATGAAGCCTAGTCAAGGTGACTTAGAATGGAATAGAAAAGTTATTGAGCTGAAAGAACCAAGCGCTGCTATTCAGCCACATGGTGTTAATCATCCATCTAAATTCATGGGTGAAATGCGCAAGTTTATTACTGATGAACTTAAAAAGAAAGGACTAAATATACCATTGCCTAAAGGTAATCATGGACCAGGAGATACGTTAGCCGAATTGCTAACTATTAAATGGAGTCAGACAAAACCCATGGGCAAATTTGATTTTTTAGATTTTGCAAAGAAACATAAAATTCCGTTGGCTACAACAAAATTAATAGTAAAGAAATTTCATCAACTCGTTTTACCATATACATTTGATCCAGGAAAATATATCTCAGCGAGCTATGGTTTTGATTATAAAAAATATGGGCGCGAATCATTTAAAGCTAGTTATCTAGCTTATCGTAAAGAATCATCGTGGAATACATTGATGGTTTATAGTATAACGAAAGATACTGTATATACGATCGAAGACGGTGATGATGCTGTTAAATTATGGAATGCATGCGGTGAAGTAGATTTTTCAGGTAAAGATAAACACGGACGAGCCGGTGCCTACGGCGGCAAATTGCACGAAACAATGTTTAAGAGATTAACAAACACATGAAAAAGTTCGATAAGTATATAGTAGAAGCAAAGAACACTCACATGGAACACGTGGAGGATTTGATATTCAATGAAGGCGTGGTTGGAACTCGAAAGGCGATTAATTTCCTCCGTGATCTGCGCGATATGCTTGCCGGTCATTCGAAACGCGGCGTCTCGCGCACCGTTAAATGGGATGGTGCACCAGCTGTATTTGCAGGTATCGACCCTCGCGACGGAAAATTCTTCGTGGCTAAGAAGGGAGTATTCAATAAGGATCCAAAAGTCTATAAGACTCCCGCTGACGTATCAGCTGATACTGACGGTACTTTACGGGCCAAATTACTCGTTGCTCTTGCCGAGTTCTCAAAACTGGGAATCAAAAAAGGCGTCTATCAAGGAGACTTGATGTTCACAAAAGGTGACGTCAACAGGGAAGAAATAGATGGAGATTCTTACTTTACTTTTCAACCTAACACTATTGTATATGCTGTTCCTATCAATAGTGGATTGGGAAGGAGCATTTCTCGGGCGAAAATTGGAGTGGTATGGCATACTACTTATACAGGTAATTCTTTTGATACTATGTCTGCGAGTTTTGGCAAATCAATAGCTTCTCAATTTACTGATGTAGCTAGTATATGGCAGACAGACGCAACTTTTACTGATGAATCTGGTCGCGCTACTTTTACTGAAAAAGAAACTGAACAAGTCACTAATCTCCTTTCTTCAGTTGGTCGTGTATTTAATAATACGCCAGCAGAACTAATCAACTATTTCCATGAAAATCAAAAGCTATTAGACTTAGTCAAGATATTTAATAATAGCTACGTACGTAGTGGTAAGCGAATCAATCCGCGTACTCATACACAAGCATTCATGAACTGGATCACTGATAGATATAAGAAAGAGATGGATAAAGTCAAAACTCCTGCTGCGAAAGAAAAGAAGAAAGCAGAGATGAGAGAAGTGATGGCTTTCTTCAGTAAATTTAGAAAAGGTCAAATTCAAAATGTATGGACTCTGATGGTACTTCTGTCAGATGCTAAACAGCTGATAATAAATAAAATGAATCAAGCTGGTTCACTACGAACGTTCCTACGAACTCGTAGCGGATTTAAAGTGACAGCGCCAGAAGGTTTCTGTGCCATCGATCACCTCAGCAATGATGCTGTGAAAATTGTTGATCGTATGGAATTCAGTAAAGCAAACTTCAGTCCTGATATTATCAAAGGATGGCAAAGATAATTCTTGATCTCGTATTCACCAATGAAAACTTTGATAATTAGTCAACCAAAATCTGGCACATATCTTCTAGCAAATATTCTTGAAAACATGGGACTTATGTCTACATGGATACATATCAATGCCGGTTCATATGATCAATATGATCCTACTCGACTCGATGAAGGCAGAAAAAATCCAGAAAAATTCAGAACACCAGCATCTCTCGAAGAGTCTGTAGCGAGGATCAATGATTATGAGTTTGCTATGATGCATCTTGCTTTCTCGAAAAACATAGCAGAGACACTCTATAATTTTAAAAAGATCATATTGTCACGTGATCCAAAAGAAGCGGCAGAAAGTTGGAACAGATGGAATGTAGAAAGTGGCAGAGGCAGGCCACAAAAAGTGACCATACCTGCAAATGTCAAGAATTGGATAGGAAAACATAATACATTTGATATTACATTCAATGATATGATTAATAAAAATGTGCAGAAGATAGATGATCTGCAGACGTGGTTATATAAAGAAATAAGATTTGATAGTTTAGAAGTCATAGAAAGTGCTTTGGCTTCTGATTCGTTAACGAAGAGTACATTGAGATGATTTCAGAAGAATATAAAAATGTCTTGAGACAAACAAGACAAGAATCTACTAGGAGATGGGGAGATACTGGTAGACAATATGTTAAAGATGTTTTGCCTCTGTTGCAAAAAGAATCTTACAACGACATATTAGATTACGGCGCCGGTCATGGTACTTTCGCTGCTTCTTTACCTCAGCAGTATCAAGTCACAGAGTATGATCCAGGTTTTGCTGAAAAAGAAAACAACAATATACCAAGGAATTTTGTTGTGTGTTGTGATGTATTAGAACATATCGAACCTGACATGTTAGAATCAGTATTAGATGATCTACAAAGATGTATGCTCGATAAAGGTTATTTTGTTATTAGTTGTCGTCCTGCAGCAAAAATACTTTCAGATGGGAGAAATGCGCATCTTATAGTAGAAGATCGATCGTGGTGGCAACAAAAACTTTCTGTTCGTTTTAATTTATTGCAAGAATCGTGGGACGACAGACAAAAGAATTATATTGTATATGTTTCCAAAAAAGATTAATGTTGTAGGTAATGCTCACAGTCTTTTTGAAAAAAACTATGGTGAGTTGATAGATCAAAATCCAGTTATCAGATTTAATTATCTTGAATCTCTTGATCCGCGATGTCAAGGAACGAGATGGGATTGGATGGCAACCAGCAATCCTCGTGAAATAAAAAAGTGGAATAATAAACCAATAACATTTGATAAGTTTTTATTTACAGTATGGGCTGAAAAAGAAAAAAGATATTTAGACTATAGAACTTGGAAAGATATACCCGTGTATACTATTCCAGATGAAATATGGCAAGAATGTCAAGAAAAAACAAAGAAAAGGCCATCTTCTGGTATACTAGTAATTTATACGTTACATAAGTTAGGTATCGAAGACGTAAATATATTTGGTTTTGATTGGAAAGAAACAAAAACTTACTATAATGACTCCAAAACAGATTTGAGTGAAAGTAATTTTCATGACTACGATGACGAAAAAAATATATGTCTACGTTTGATCGAAAAAAATAATTGGAAATTGTACTTATGAAAACTTATATACTCAGACATGACTCAGAAAAGTCATATGAGTATGCAAAATGTGCTGCTAAATCATGTGATGATTTAAATATCGAATGGGAATATTTTGAGGGTTTTAGTAATATATTGGGATCAGATGCTTTAAAATCATTAGGCATTCCTATTAAAAAACAAACGCAAGCATCTATACATAGTGCTAAGAACAAAGGCCAATTATGTACCGCTAGTCATGCCGCGATTTGGAAAAAAATGATAGACGAGAAAATATATGAGGCCGTTATACTCGAGCATGATGCTATCATGATTCGCGAATATAATATGATGATACCAAAACATGCTATTATAGCACTCGGTTATAAATTAAATGATCCAACACGTTATGTACAACCAAAAGAAAAAACATGTGAAATACGAAAAATACCAGGTATACATGGATCACATGCATATGCACTTACATTAGAAGCAGCAACTAAACTTTTTGAAGGTGGTATGCAACGAGGATCATTCGGCTGTATCGATAATCACATTATGCGGAATGGTAAATATAGAAACGGTCTTGAAATGATGATTACAGATCCAATTGTTGCTTTAGGTTGGGTGAGAGAATCGACTATACAAGGTCAAGCATCAAAAACAAACCCTAATTTTATACAATCGTTTAAAGACAATTTATCATGATACCACAAAAAGCTTTTATACTTAAAACTCCACATGAAAAATCTGAATTATATGCCGCTGATGTTGCTAAATCATGTGATGACATTGGATTTGAATGGGAATATATTGAATGGTATCAAGGTCAAGCAGATATAGCTTGGCAAAATACCGGTGTTCCAATGCCAAAATCAGTAACTGGTAATCAAGCTGCTCAATGTTGTTTTAGTGGTCATATTCATATATGGAAAAAAATAGTAGATCTAGGTAAACCAGCAGTTATATTAGAACATGATGGAATGATGCTTCATAAAATAGAAATAGATATTCCTGATAATATGATGGTAATGCTTGGATATAAATTACAAAATCCAAAAAGATATGACCATACTACAGCTGGCCCACCTCGAAAAATAATAGATGTATTGGGAGGAGGTCATGAAGGATCACACGCATACACTATAACACCACAAACTGCACAAAAATTATTAGATCATGTTCATGAAAACGGTGCTATTGCGGCTATCGATAATAGATATTTTTTGAAATCAAGAAAAGTAGATATACCCATTAAAATAATGTCGCCTACGCCAGCAATTGGGTGGATAAGAGCATCTACTATTCAACCAAATAATGTTTCTGCGGCTAGAAATTACGATTTTATACAAAGTTTTAAAAATCATTTTGTATAAATAGAATTAGAAGTTAGGCTGCGGCAGACCTTCGTATAACGGATAAGGCTAAGGCAATCTCCATGAAAAAAGTAGTCATCGCCTTCGGACGGATGAATCCGCCGACTATAGGCCATGAAAAATTAGTCGCTAAGATTAAGTCTGAAGCACGGAAGAATCGTGCTACGCCTATGCTCTTCTTGTCTCATTCGCAAGATAAGAAAAAGAATCCTCTCTCATACGAAGACAAAATCCGCCTCAGTCAAAAAGCATTTGGTAAAATGGTGCAAAAATCAAATGCACGTACCATTATTGATGTAGCAAAGCAATTAGAAAAACAATACGACGAGCTTATTGTTATCGGTGGTTCAGATCGTGTAGCTGATTTTCAGAAATTGTTAGATACATATAACGGTAAAGACTATGCATTCGAAAAGATTACTGTAATGTCTGCTGGAGAACGTGACCCTGACTCTGATGACGTATCAGGTATGTCAGCATCTAAACTTCGTTCACTTGCTCAGACAGGAAATTTCTCGCAATTTAAAAGTGGTTTGCCGCGTAAACTGCAGCGAGGTAAAGAGGCCAAAGAAATGTACGACAAAATAAGAGAAGCTGCTGGTATTACTGAAGAGATGACTCTTGATGAAGTTCTTAATATACAGCAGAGACTAAAGCGTAAAGCAATGATGAAGAGAATCAAAGGAAAGATTAAGCTTGGTCGTAGACGCGCTAAATATAAGATTGCTGATACAGGTAAATTAAAGAAGAGGTCAGCTAAGAAAGCACGTGAAATTATTCGACAGCGTGTAGCTGGTTCTCTCGGTAAAGATTACAAGAAACTACCTCTCGCTGGTCGTATGCAAGTAGATAAAAAAGTAGAGAAGAAAAAAGATTTAATTGCACGACTCGCTAAGCGTATGATGCCTAAAGTAAAGAAGGCAGAGATGGATCGAGTAAAGAAGGCTCGTAGTACAAAGAAAGAAGAGACCGAAGTCAATTTATATCATATCATCGAGCATCTGATCAATAAAGTAAATGTAGAACAGGTTACTGAGAAGGTTGAGCGTAACTTGATGAAGAAGAGTGAAAAGCATGGAATCTCGTTCGAAGAATTACGTCAACGATATATCGATGCTAAAGCAGAATGGGTAATCGAAGACACTGAATTAACCGCCGATGAATATGCATTTGACAAGTTGAATCATGATCTTATTAGCGAGAAAGGTGAGGATTCAAAAGGTCATAAGCGACCAACGGAAGACGGAGCAGGATTGACACGCAAAGGCGCAAAAGCCCACGGTGTTAAAACTGCGGTCACAACACCTCCTTCTAAACTTGATCCAGACGGTAAAGCAGCGGCAAGACGAAAGTCTTTCTGCGCTCGTTCACGTGGATGGACAGGAGAGAGGGGTAAAGCGGCTCGAAGGAGATGGAACTGCTAATGAATATTTTCAAAGAATATACACAAAATCAGCAGCGCGCCAAAGATAAAATCAAGCGCGAGAAAGAAGCTGATAAAGCAAAGCATGATCGTATGATGGATCGTGCACGTACTCGTGATACTGCTCGTAAAAATACTATGACCGAAGAGGGAGATAGTTCATTCGCTGCAAAAGCCGCGAAATCTGGTATCTCAGCAAGTACATTAAGAAAAGTTTACAATAGAGGTGTCGCAGCATGGAAAACAGGTCATCGACCTGGTACTACTCCATCTCAATGGGGACATGCACGTGTTAATGCTTTTATTGCAAAGAAAAAGAAAGGTGGATTGAACCACGATAAAGATCTAGCGTGAGGATATTATGGCAGATTTAAAAGATACAAGCGAAATACAAGGACTCATGTCCGCTGTGAAAGATATTATGAGAGGTAATCAAAACCTTTATCAGCAGGATTTAGAGAGACAATTTAATTTTCCTGGTGCTACTGCGCCAGTAGAGGAACCAGTAGATGAGATTAGCGGAAGCGATTCAGAGGAACAAGTTGAAGTCAGCAGCGAAGAACCTATCGAAGCTAGCTCGAACGAGCACATCAGTTCGGAGAGTGATGCAGAAGATGGATCGGGGCCAGATGCCGACGAAACAGGATCTGAAATC